AAAGCCTAAAAACTATATCGGTAATGGTAAGGTAATTTGGACTGATGGTAATATTGTAAAAGCAGAAGAACAAAACACATTAATTGACACAGTAGATGCAACTGAAGAAGCAGTTGAAAATAAAGAAGAATTACCCTTTTAAAAATAGTTCAATTTCCATATAATTAGGGGGATAAAAGTATCAGTACTTATCCTCCTTTTTTTTATATATATGAATAAAAAAACCAAGCAAGAAGAATACTATTTTAAAATGTTACAACTAGAAAAAGAATGTATTGTAGATGCATCAGTAATTCTAGACTATCCTCCAGTAGCTTTATCTTATGGAGAAAAATTAATCAAATCAAAAAAAGGAGACCAGTTGTTACCCATACCTTTAGGTACTTATGGGAATTTCTCTTTAGTTCAATCAGAACCAAAAGCAAAAAAAACATTTTTTATATCTTTGTTAGCATCTGTTTATTTATCAGGTTCTAATAAATTTGGAGGAAATATAAAAGGACATAGAAAAAATAAATGCTTAATACATTTTGATACAGAGCAAGGACTATGGCACGCAAGTAGAGTTTTTTCGAGAATAACTTCTATGAATGTAAATGTAGCAAAGAATTGCTATCATACTTATGCTTTAAGAACTTTAGGATTTAAGCAAAGATTGGAGTTTATAGAGTTTTGTTTAAAAAATAAAAAAAGGACTGGACTTGTTATAATAGATGGAATTGCTGACCTTGTAAGTGATGTAAACAACTTAGAGGAATCTAATAAAGTTGTGCAGAAATTAATGGAATGGTCAGCGAATTATAATTGTCATATAATTACGGTGATTCATTCCAATTTTGGTTCAGATAAACCTACAGGACATCTAGGTTCATTCTTAGAAAAGAAAACAGAAACACAGATACAAATTGAAAAGAACACAGTTAATAAAGAATGGGTGACTGTAAAATGCAAAAGAAGCAGAGGTTATTCATTTGAAACTTTTAGTTTTAAGGTAAACAGCTTTGGATTACCTGAAATAATTGGGGATTTATATGACCCTATAAACTGATGTTAAAATGGAAAAAAAAACAATGGAATTGCTATTTAAAAAACATAGCACTTGGATTGATATTGTCGCTTCGTTTGGATGCGATAGATACATCGCTGAGGACATTGTGCAAGAATGTTATATAAAGATTCAATTGAAATTAAAAAAAGGCTTAGACATAAAATATAATGATGATATAAATTACTATTATATATTTAAAACATTAAGAACATTATTTATAGACTTTAAACGTAAAGGAAAAAACATCCATATGGTAAGTCTAGAAAATATAGAAAGTTTAGAAGCTGATATAGACTATGAAGATAAATATAAAACAGTTCAAAAAGAATTAAATAAAATGTACTGGTATGATAAAAGAGTTTTCTTGTTAGTAAATGATGGTGAGTCTATAGCATCTTTATCTAGGAAAACTAAGATTCCATATTATAGTTTATATAACACTTATAAGAAAGTAAAAAAGAAATTACTAAAAAAGATATTATGAATTATAAATATCCTAAATCATTTTGGGAAATATCAGAACAGATTGGTTATGCTAGAAGTATTATTAATAAAAATATATTAGAAAAAAATCCTAGATTTGATAGGGGAGATAAAAATACTCACGTTGATACTATAGGAATTTTAGGAGAATTAATTGCAGTAGATTATTTAACAAATAAAAATATTGAATTTCAAATGACTAAGTTGTTAGATTTATATCCATCAAAAAATGCTGATATTATTTTTAGAAATAAAAGGATAGATATTAAATCAACATTACATTTTAATAATGCTCATCTATTAGTGAATAAAGAAGCACACGAAAAAGGATTAAATAAAATTGATAAATATTGGTTCATATATATTTTAAATAAAACAGAAGCTGAATTTTATTTTGTTGATTATAAAGATATTAATAAATGGAATTATAAAGTAATGAAATATACTAATGCTTATTATATTAAACGAGAAGAATTAAAAAATATTATATGAAACTTGGAAACATCATAGAAACAATTACAACATACACAGGAATTAAGTGGATAGTTAAAAAGATATGGGGAGATGATTGTGGTTGTGATGATAGAAAAAAAAACCTGAATAATATTAAAATCAAACGATGGTAAAATTTAATACAAAAGATTATGAAAAATGGAGGACTTTTAGATTATCTAAACGCAACACCCTTACAAGTGGAGAACTTGAACTGGTCTGCAAATTGCACAGCGAATACTTCAAACATTCGTATTACGTACCTTGTACTTGCTCACCGAAAATTATTGTTCAATGGATAACAGATTTGAATAAAATATATGGGAATTAAAAATATTCATAGATGGGAGAAAGCACTCATTATGATTTTGAATATTGATGGATGGAAGCTAGAACATACTGGAGATTCTTATGAGCATTATGATGCTAAAGGAAAAACTCCTAAAGGATTTGATTGTGTTATAGAAATGAAATTCAGAACTAAATACTATCAAGAAAAAATGATTGAAAAGCATAAGTATGATTCTTTGATGGTTTTAGATAAAGACATAGTTAAGTTATATTTTGTGAATGACCCTAAAGGGAATTATATGTTCTATTTAAATAAGTTAGAGTTACCACCACCAGTTGAAAAGTATTGTCCTGATACTACTATGTGGACTAAAAAACGATTACTTAAACCTGTGTATTTATTAGAAGAAAATCAAGCTACTATTATTAATATAAAATAAGTTATTAACAGACTTGTTTATAAGTAATAATTTAGTACTTTTGTAAATATGTTTATAAGAAAATATAAAAAAGCAAAAAAGAAAAAGGAACAAAAAAGAATATTAAAAACTATAATTGTTTTATTTATTTTATTTTGGTTACATAGTTTAATTCTTTATTTATTATGATTTTATTAGTAGATGCAGACAGTTTAATATTTGCTAGCTGTTATAGAGCAAAAGAAAAAAACAACCAAGAAAAATATTATACTAAAATTCAAGATTCTATACATAAATTTGATGAGCAATTTATGAAAATAATAAATAACTTAGAAGAAGTTTTTGACATAGAAGAAATCATCACCTTTAATGGAAGCAAAGGAAACTTTAGAAAGCTGTTAAATCCTACCTATAAAGCCAATAGAAAGAAATATGAACTACCTCCATTACTCCACGAAATGCACCAATATGTTAAAGACCAATACAACAGTAAATTTGCTTTTGGAATAGAAACAGATGACCTTGTAGCTAGATACTGGAAACAACTCACAAATAAAGTAGGAAGAAACAACGTACTTATTATTTCAATAGATAAGGATTACAGGCAATTTCCTGCATTAATATACAACTACCATTATAACCGTAGAGAACTACTAGACATCACAGAAGATGAAGCCTTATACAATTTCTATGAGCAATGTATTATGGGAGATACAGCAGATAATGTAAACTACTTTAAGGGCAAAGGAAAAAAGTTTGCTGAATACTATTTAAAAAATTGTCAAACAAAATACCAGTACACTAAAAAATTATATCAATTATTTAAAGAAGAATATAAAGGAAAAGCTAAACAGAAATATATTGAATGTTACAACTTACTAAAATTACGTACACAATGAAACATAATTTAAAACCATTAGATATTGCTAAAAAAATTATAGAACTCTCAGGAATAAATATTTTTGAAGATACAAGAAAAAAAAATGTAGTAGAAATGAGAGCATTGTTTTCTTATTTACTTAGAGAAAAACTAGGGATGAGATGGACTAACATTGCACTTTTTTTTAGGTCTCAAGGAAAGTCAATGAATCACGCTACAGTAATGCACAGTATAAAGCTGTATAAAACATATAAAAAATCAAACAAAAAACTTAAAGACATAGAAAAGATGTTCTACTTTAAAAGTAATTTGTCTATAGATGAAATAGATAGAGTTCACTACCTAGAAAATAAATGTAAAAACTTACAACAAAAGATAGAAGTTTATGAAGCCTCTACAAATCCATTAATAGAATTAATATCTAAGATTCCAAAAGAAAGAGAAGATGAAGCAATTGAAAAATTGGAACTTCTTCTTAAAGGATGGCAATGGAAATACTCTGATAAATCTACTGCTTATATTGGTGAATAAAATAATTAAAATGAAAATGAAATTAAACTTAAGAACTCAAATAGTAAAAGGTAAAATGTATTTTTATACTGATGTTTTTTTATGGTATTATATTGATAAGAATGGAAATAAAAAAGCTAAAAGACAAAGGAAATCAATGGGTTTATCTTATGCAGTAAAACCTAAAAATTCATTTGAAAGAAAGGAAAAGAAAGAAGCTATAAGATTAGCTAATGAAATTTTTCTTAAAAGAGAAACTGAATTACAATCTTATAAGGCAAGTTTACAAAAAGATAAGGCAAATTTACAGAAATCTTATTTTGCTGATACTACCCAAAAAAAAAGAAAACAAATACCTATTTATACAGGAGTATTAAAATATTTTCCTGATGCTATTTGTGAGGTTGCTAAATGCAGCTATGAAGGTAATCAACAACATCATCCTGATAAACCTTTACATTGGGATAGAGAAAAATCTACAGATGAATTAGATGCTTTAATGCGACATCTTATACAAGTAGGTGAAACTGATATTGATGGCATTAAACATTCAGCAAAAGTAGCTTGGAGAGCCTTAGCTAACTTACAAAAAGAAATAGAGAATGAGAATACTTAAATATATAAAGAAGTTATTTAGAGCAAGATGGATTTATCTTAAAATTCCTAAAGAATTTCCAACAAAAAAAAAGAGAATTGAATGTATTAAAAAGACAAGACAGCAAATCTTATTTATCACTAAAATAAAAAATTAAATAAAAAATCTAATTTAAAATCGTTATATTAAAAATATTAATTAGTTAATATTATATTAATTATGGATAAACGAAAAAACAACGGAGGACATTCTACTAAAGGATTTGCAGGTAGACCTACAAAAGCAGATGAATTAAAGCTGATTGAAAGGTTAGATATGTTAATTGATAATGATGAAGTTATTAAAACTCTAGGAATACAAATATCTAAAGGTGATAGTAGAGCAATGACCTTATACTTTGGTTATCGTTATGGTAAACCTAAAGAATCAGTAGACATCAATTCTAGTGAAGGCTTAAACATCAACTTTAAAGACCTAATTAAATTTGGTTCTTGAAGATAAAAATTCACAATAAGTATGCTCCTATATCTCAATCAGATGCGAGATACTTTATGGTTACAGGAGGTAGAGGCTCAGGTAAATCATTCTCTATAAATCTTCTATTAGTATTACTAACATACGAGAAAGGACACACTATATTATTTACAAGATATACACTAGCATCAGCTTATGTTTCTATCATTCCTGAATTTATAGAAAAGCTAGAACTACTAGATAAATTTAATGACTTCTATATAACAAAAGATGAGATAAGGAATAAGCACTCAGGAAGCAAGATAATCTTTAAAGGTATCAAAACATCAAGTGGAGACCAAACAGCAAACCTCAAGTCCTTACAAGGCGTTACAACTTGGATAATGGATGAGGCTGAAGAACTCATTAGCGAAGATACATTTGATAAGATAGATTTATCAGTAAGACAATTAGGAAGTAAGAATAGAGTTATCTTAATTCTTAATCCAGTCACTAAAGAACATTGGATATATAATAGATTCTTTCAAGACAAAGGAGTTCAAGATGGAGTTAATACAACGAAAGGAAATACTACTTATATACATACTACATATCTAGACAACATAGACAACTTATCTGAAAGTTATATCAAACAAATAGAAAGCATTAAAAAACGTAGACCTGAAAAATACAAACATCAAATACTGGGAGGATGGTTAGCAAAAGCAGAAGGAGTAATATTTAATAATTGGAAAATAGGAACATTTAAAAGATTAGGAATATCTGTTTATGGTCAAGACTTTGGATTTGCAGCAGATGAATCTACTCTTATAGAATCATATATAGACAAGGTAAATAAGATTATCTATTTAAAGGAATGTTTTTATCTTAAAGGATTAACAACATCTCAGCTTAGTTTATTAAACCATCAACACGCTAAAGATAGTTTGATAGTAGCTGACTCTGCTGAGCCTAGACTAATATCAGAAATCAAAGCAACTAAATGTAATATAGTTCCTGCAATCAAAGGTCAAGGTTCTATAACTTATGGCATATCATTACTTCAAGATTATGATTTAATCATTGATGAACAAAGTATTAATCTAATTAAAGAACTAAACAACTACTCTTGGTTAGAAAAGAAATCTAGAACTCCAGTTGATAAGTGGAATCACTTACTAGATGCTGCAAGGTATGCAGTTACCTATCAGCTTCAGAATCCTAATAAGGGCAGATATTACATATCTTAAAATAAGTTATTAATTATTTTGTTTATAACTATATTAGTGTTATCATTGTCTTGTCAATAAGACACAAAACAAAAACAGAACAAAGTGAAAACAAAAACATTTGAACATCAATTTGACATAACATTTAATCCACAAAATTTTGGTGATGGATTTTTTCTTAAAGATATAGCTAGAATTACTGTGGTATTACAGAATGTCAGGACAGTACAAGATGCTAAAGAATTATTAGAAGAACAAGGAATTTTTCCGAGAAGCATTAAAAGATTAATTTAAAACAAACAAAATGAAAAACAATAGTTACGAGAAAGCTGTAGAGAAAGCTAGAAAAATGAGAAATAAAAGAAGGATAGAAAAACTAAATACTTCTTTACATAAACAAAAAGCTGTAACAAATAAGCCTTTAAAGATTAGCGATATTTTAAATATTATGAAAACAATTTATAATTAATTATATTAGAGTTATGAACAAAATACAGAACTTACACGATTTAGAATATTATACTAATGCACAGCTTTGCATAGAGTTAGCATCTAAGTGGTCAAAGGCTAAGCCTGACAATAAGGAAATACAAGCCTTATCTAAAGCCTTAACTGAGATTGCTTTTTATGTAGTTAGGATTCAGCAAGATATTGCATTAAAAGATAAGATTGCATCTGACTATAGATATGAGAAAAACAAAGTATCTTTAGAATTACAAGAATTATATAAGAAATTTGATAACCTTAAAAATTTAGAACTAAATGGATAGTACAGAATTTGAATACGATAATTTTACTTTTGAAGTATTTTATACTCATCAAAAAGGAATGAAAGGAGATGGATATTTACAGCCTGATGATAATGATAGAATAGATATAGAGAAGATATTTTTAAAGAGTTATGATACAGATGGATTAATTTTAGAACTTTCTGAAGGTGTTGATATTCAGTATATAGTAAACCAAGATATAACACTAGCTAGTGAAGTAGCTATTGACAAACACATTCTGCAACTGAGTTAAAAATAGTTTTGCTTTGGGGAAATTAGGTGGTTAGAAATGACCGCCTTTTTTTTTGTTATAAATTTCTTCTTATATTACGTTATATAATTATGAAAGTTAAAATCACAGTTCCAACGAGCCTTAACGAAATCACCTTAAAACAGTACAAACATTTTGTTAAAATTCAAAAGGATAATGATGATGAAAAGTTTCTACAAACAAAAATGATAGAGATTTTCTGTAACATAAAATTTACAGAAGTGATGCGGTTAAAGTTTAAAGATTCTCAAGAAATCTGTAAGATATTATTAGAATTATTTGAACAAAAACCTGAACTAGTAAAGCAGTTTAAACTTGATAATGTAGAGTATGGATTCAATCCTTCCTTAGATGATTTATCTCTAGGAGAGTATATTGATTTGGATACTTATATTGGAGACTGGGATAATATAGAGAAAGCTATGAATGTTCTTTACAGACCCATAACAAATAAGTTTAAACATAAGTATTCCATAGAAGATTATAAGATAGAATCTAATAGTCAATTATTGAATATGCCTATGGATGCGGTAAACAGTTCTATTTTTTTTTTTTATCATTTAGGGATGGACTTATCACAAATTATGCTGAACTCTTTGGAGAACAAGGAGAAGGCGGCATTGACAGACTTTCTCAATTCTCAGAAAAGTGGGGATGGTATAACTCAATTTACGGACTCGCTAAAGGAGATATTACACGAATTGAACATATCACCAAATTAAATGTACACGAATGTCTTATGATGTTAGCATATATGAAAGACAAGAATGAATTAGAAGCAAAGCAAATTAAAAACAAACTATGAGTAATCAAGGGGTTAGAGGATTTTATCAAATTACCGATACTATTAAAACAGAGTTATTAAAAAATATAGATGTTAATACTGTAACATCAGGGGATTTATCTCAAATCAATTTACAGAAACAAGACATATTTCCTTTAAGTCATATTATGATTAATAACGTAACAGATGAAGAAAATGTATTACGTTTTAATATATCAGTTTTAGCAATGGATATTGTAGACCAGTCTAAAAATGCTACTACTAATATCTTTACAGGAAACAACAACGAACAAGATATTTTAAACACTCAGTTAGCTGTTCTTAATAAACTTATTCAAGTGCTTAGAAAGGGTGACTTACACAGGACATTATACCAGTTAGATGGGAATCCTAGCCTTGAACCTTTCTATGATAGGTTTGAGAATCAGTTAGCAGGATGGAACTCTACAATGGATATTTTAATTTATAATGATATAACTATTTGCTAATGGATTTTCAAAAAACAGAACAGGTTCTCACTAAATATGCAAAGTATGTAGTTCAACAATCTAGAAGCAATTTAACTAAAGGAAGAAACAAATCTTCAGGTAAATTATATCAATCTATAACTTATGATTTAGATGTTGAAAAAGATGCTTTTCTTTTAGAGTTCTTAATGGAAGATTATGGAGCATTTCAAGACAAAGGTGTTAAAGGAATAAAATCTACTTATTCACAATCTAACAATTCACCTTTTAGATTTGGAAGGGGAACAGGTAAATCAGGAGGATTAACACAAGGAATAGGTAAATGGTTAAGACAAAAGAGATTTCAATGGAAAGACAAAAAAGGTAGGTTTATGAGTTATAAGTCTATGCAGTATATTATAGTAAACAGCATTTATAGAAAAGGATTAAAAGCAACTATGTTTTTTACAAAACCATTTGATAAAGGTTTACAAAGGATGGCAAATAACTTAGTAGATGCTTTTGTTTTAGACATAGAGAATAACATAGTATTTGGAGAAACAAAATAAACAACAATGGCAAATATAGCATTACGAAGTCCGCATTATCATAGTCCTACAGCACCTGCAACTGCTCTATCTGCTAAAGTAACTATTACTATAGATGGAACTTTAAGATATACTATTATTAAAGACTGTACAGCAGGAACAGATGTAATATTTGAAATATCTGAATTATGTAGAGATTACTTAACCATTACTTTTAATGGAACATACACAGCACAAACTATTACCATTTTATTAACTACTAGTTTTTGGACTGCTGCAAATGCAGGAGGTTCACAGGTAGGAAGTAGCACAGGGATTACTGCGTATGGTTTTGAGGGTTATGGTGTTTTTATGGAAGGTGTAAATCCTGATATTCCTTTTCCTGATAGGTCTAAGCCTACTTGGTTAATAGAAGAAACTAATCAAGATACTGTTAGCACAACTGACAAATTCTATGTTTATCTTCCTGACAATACAGCAGGTCAAGCACCTGCAATAGACACAGGGCATACCATATCTTATCCTGCTTTTTCATCAACTGCTATTGTATTACAAGGTACTGTAGCAGGAGTAGATTTAAACATAGTTAGAATAAGTTGCACTAAATATGGAGATGGTAGAAAAATAACTTTTGTAAATAAGTATGGAGCATTACAAGATTTATATTTCTTTCTTAAAAAAGTAACTTCAACATCTACAACTGTAGAAAAATTTCAAGCTAATACTATAACCTCAACAGGTGGAGCATCTAGTTATTCAACTAATTCAGCTACTAAGAAAATCTTTAATAAAGGAGGTATTCAGTCTAACCTTTTAAGTAGTGGATATTACCCTGAATTTGCTAATGAATATTTTGAGCAATTATTATTGTCTGAGTTTGTGTGGTTGACAAGACCTGAAACAAATGACCCTGCTGTTAATGAAGTTGTTCCAGTAAATGTAAAAACAAGTGAAATGATTCATAAGACCTCTGTTAATGATAGGCTAATAGAATATACTATAGATTTTGAAGATGCTTTTGATTACATAAATAATGTTAGATAATGCAAAAATTACAACTCTATATAAGTGGTGAAAGAATAGATTTATTCAGTGATGAATCTGTTTCAATGACTCAAACAATACAGAATGTAAAAGATATATCTAAGATATTTACAGAGTTTACTCAAACATTTACCTTACCTGCTTCTTCTACAAATAACAAAATTTTTAAACACTATTATAACTTTGATATTTCAGGAGGGTTTGATGCTCGTAATAAAGTAAATGCATCTATAGAATTAAATTATATTCCTTTTAAAACTGGTTTCATAAAACTTGAAGGAGTAGAAATGAAAAAGAACAAAGCCTATAACTATAGAATTACATTCTTTGGAAACACAATAAACTTAAAAGACCTTTTAGGTGAGGACTTATTATCTTCTCTATCAACTTTAAATTCTTATAATTTAATCTATAATTCTACAAATATTAAAAACAACTTAGAGGGTAGTTTAGGAACTATCATTACTCCATTAATAACTCATACAGACCAACTCTATTATAATTCATCAGAAACAAATACTTCAGGAAACTTATATCCTTCAGGAACAAATGGCGTTTTATGGTCACAGCTTAAATTTGCAATAAGATTAAATCCTATTATAGATGCAATAGAATCAAGATACGCAGTAGCAAATGGATTTAGTTCAAACATAGTTTTCTCTAATGACTTTTTAAATAATTCTGCACCATTTGGAAGTTTATATATGTGGCTACATAGAAAAACTGGAGATGTAGAACCTGCTCAACAGGTATCAATAAGTTATAATCAAGTTCCTGAATTTACTAATACTGTTGGAACTCCTGATACTGGTATGGTTAATGGAGCATTAAGAATCTTTACACAAAATATTCAATACGGTGCTTTACTTCAAAATGATTTAGTACTAACTCCTACAAGTGGAACAAATACTATTCCTTATAATGTACAAATTTTTAAAAATGGTTCTTTATTTTATCAAATTACTGATTTAATTGGAACACAAACAATAGGAAAAACTGAAATGGGTTCTTTAACTCCTGCTGATTATACGGTATCAATAGGCTCTACTGGTTCTGTAATATTTAGTGCAGGAGATATTGAATGGATAATTGCAGGTACTGGAGCAAGTACAGGGTGGTCAGACCAATGGGATTCTACTTTACAATTTGAAGCTGTAACTACTTTTGATTTTATAATAACTCAACAAATTCCTGAAATAAAAGTAATAGATTTCCTTACAGGCATTTTTAAAATGTTTAATCTCACAGCTTATGTAGATGAAACTAATACCATAGTAGTAAAAACTTTAGATAGTTATTATAGTGCTTCATCTGTAGTATGGGATATTGATAAATATCTAGATGTAAAAACCAGTCAAGTAAATGTAGCTTTACCATTTAAAGAAATAGAATTTTCATATTCAGGTAGAGGAACATTATTAGCTAAACAATATGAGCAACTTGAAAACATAGGATGGGGAACTTTAAGATATACTTTAAACAATGAAACTTTTGATGCTCCTAATAACACATATAAAGTAAGCGTTCCTTTTGAACATATGCAATTTGAAAGGTTAGCAGATGCAGGAACTACAGCATATAAGACAATACAATATGGAAGGTTTGTAAATGATAATCAGCAGTCTTATTTTGGTAAACCTTTAATATTTTATGGTTATAAAATTGAAAATGGTACTGATATAGCTATATTAACTTCACCTTCAGTAGCTGCAACAATAAATGATTATATAATTCCATCTAATAGTTTAGATATTGATTCATCTGTAAGCACTACAAATATAAATTTTAGTTTAGAAGTAAATGAGTATACTTTAGATAGTAGTTTTACAGGAACATTGTTTCAAAACAATTATCTCACTTATATCTCTGATGTTTTTAATTCATCTAGAAGATTAACAAAAATAAAAGCATTTTTACCTTTACAAATTATTTATAATTTACAATTAAATGATAAACTAAAAGTAAGACAGCAGAATTATAAAATTAATTCACTTACAACTAATCTAATAAGTGGAGAAAGTAGTATTGAAATTTTAAATGTAGTATAATGATAAAAAATATATTAGACCTTTTGTTAATGGTAAATGGAGAAACTGAAAACATAAGAATTGCACAGGGTAAATATGCTTTACCTAGAGGAATCAAATCTGCAATCAAACAAATTAAAAATGAAATAAAATGGCAAAGATAATAGAGACTACATTAAAAGTAAATACAGCACAAGCACAAGATAACGTTCAGGATTTAAATGAAGATTTAGAACAAACATCTAGTGATATATCAGGAATAGAAGGAGCAGCAGACTCAGCTACTGGTGGAATGGTTTCAGGATTTAAAGCAGCAGGTCAATCTATCAAAGGAGTTATTGTTGGTTTTAAAACTATGCGAGGTGCAATTATAGCTACTGGAATAGGTGCATTAGTCATAGGTATAGTTTCATTGTCAGCAGCCTTTACAGCATCAGAAGAAGGACAAAATAAGTTCTCAAAATTAATGGGTGTTATTGGTTCTGTTACTGGCAATTTAATAGACGTACTTGCGAATTTAGGAGACAAATTAATATGGGTATTTACAAGTCCAATAGAGGCGTTGAATAGTTTTGTTGAATTGATAAAATCTCAAATAATAAATAGGTTTAATGCGGCAATAGATACGGTTGGTTTTTTAGGTTCAGCAATTAAGAAAGTATTTCAAGGAGATTTCAAAGGAGCAATGGATGATGCGAAGGAAGCTGGCAGTTCTTATGTAGATGTATTAACAGGAGTTGAAGATTCTTTAGAAAAAGTTACAACTGGAGTTAAAGGTTTTGTAAAAGAAATAGTTGAAGAAGGTAAGATAGCAGGAGAAATTGCTGATATGAGAGCAAAGGCAGATAAATTAGAACGCAAGTTATTAGTAGATAGAGCAACTGCCGACAGAGATAGAGCAGATTTATTAGAAAAAGCAGTTAATAGAGAAATGTTTACTACTAAACAAAGAATAGGATTTTTAGAAGAAGCAGGAAGGTTAGAAGAAGAAATTACAAACAAAGAAATCTTTGCAGCACAGTTAAGATTAAAAGCAAAAATTGAAGATAACAAATTAAGTAAATCTACAAAAGAGGACTTAGAAGAAGAAGCACAACTTAAAGCTACATTAATACAATTAGAAACTGCTAAACTAACTAAAGCTAAAGAGGTAACTAGTCAAACTATAGCATTAAAAGCTGAAGAAGCTGCTGCATTAAAAGCAATTAAAGATGCAGAAAAATTAGCTGAAAAAGAAGAACAAAAAATTATAGATGAAGAAGTTGCTGCAAAGAAAGTAATTGATGATGCAGTATTAGTAGATGAAGAAAATAAAAGATTAGAAAGAAAAAAAGCTATTGCAGATGAAGAAATAGCTATAGAGCAAATGATTTTCAATGCAAAGAAGGCTTCAGTTGATGGAGTTATAAGTTTATTTGGTGCTGAAAGTAAAGCAGGTAAAGCAGCATTAATTGTAAAGCAAATAATGGCTGCAAAAGAAATGATAATGCAAGCTAAAAAAACTTTAACATTTTCTACATTAGTTGCAGCAGAAAGTTCTGCTGCTCTAGCTGCGGGTACAGCCAATACTGCTAAAATAGGTTTCCCGCAAAATATACCTATGTTAATTGCATACGCTTTACAGGCAGTTGGAATAATAAGTTCAATACGTTCAGCAGTTGGAACTGCAAAGACAGCAGCAGCAAATGCAGGAGCAGGTGGTGGTGGTGTTCCTATTCCTTCATATCAAGCGGCTGCAACTCCATCACCTCCATCATTTACTTCTGTAGGTTCTAGTGGTACTAATCAGTTAGCAGATGCAATAGGTCAACAAAATCAACAAACCATTCAGGCTTATGTTGTATCCAATGATATTACTAATGCTCAAAGCCTTGAACGTAACATAATAGAAGGTGCAGCTATATAAATACAAAATGTTAAATTAAATACGTTATACAATTATGAAGATTATAGAATTGATACTTGATGAGGCTCAAGAGATGATGGGAATAGAAGCTATTTCAATCGTAGAAAATCCTGCTATTGAAGAAAACTTCTTAGCTTTAAAAGCAGAAAAAATAGAAGAAATAAAACTAGCTGAAATATCCAAAGACAAAAAGATATTAATGGGTGCATTGCTAGTTCCTAACAAACCAATTTACAGACAGTCAGAAGATGATGAATATTATATTTATTTTTCAAAAGATACTATTAATAAAGCATCTCAAATGTACTTAAAAAATGGTAATCAAAACAATTCAACTCTAGAACATCAACATCAACTTAGTGGATTAACTTTGGTTGAGTCTTGGATAGTAGAAGATGAAGTTCACGACAAGTCAAGAAAGTATGGATTTAATGTACCTGTTGGAACTTGGATGGGTTCAGTAAAAGTAAATAATGATGAAGTTTGGAATGACTATGTAAAAAATGGAAAAGTAAAGGGTTTTAGTATTGAAGGATATTTTGCTGATAAAGTAGAAATGAATAAAAAAGAAAAAGAAGCAAAAGTTATACTTACTGAAATTAAAAAAATATTAACAAATGACTAGAGCAAATAATACATTTATTCCAAGTCGCACAAGTCCTAAAGGTAGTGAAAGGGGATGTTTATGTAGACATAAAAAGACATATTCTAGAGAATGTTGTGAGGGTGATATGTGGAATCAAGGGATAGGTGTAATAACAAGAACAAGTTGAAAATGCAAAATTTAAAAATTAAAACGTTATAATATTATGAAATCAAATGAATTATTAAATCAAATTAAAACACTTCTTAATCTAAAAGTAAAATTAGAAGATATGAAGTTAGAAAACGGTACTATAGTAAGTGCTGAATCCTTTGAAAAAGGAAAAGAAATTTTTATTCAAACAGATGATGAAAAAATTGCAATGCCAGTAGGAGAATATATGCTTGAAGATTCTAGAATGTTAGTAGTAGAAGAAGAAGGTATTATTGGTGATGTTAGAGAAGTTTCAGATGAAGTTCCTGCTAAAGAAGATGAAGAAGGTGAAGAAATTACTTCTGATTTAAAAGAACAAGAATTAGCTGAAGATGATGAAGCAGATGTTGCTGATTGGAAAGGAATGGAAAAAAGAATACAAAATCTTGAAGATGCAATTGCTGACTTAAAAAAAGATAAAGTAGAAGCATCTAAAAAAGAAGAAGAAAAGATAGAAGAAGAAATAAAAGAAGAATTGTCTAAGCCTTCTGCAAAAGCGATTAAGCATAATCCTGAAGCTAAAACTAATGAAGTCATTCAAAGAGTTTATGGTAAAGGAAAAATTACAACAACTTTAGACAGAGTATTAAACAAATTAAACAAATAAATTAATAATTATGAGTACATATAGATATACATCAAATGATATTAGCTACAATCAGGTTTCTCAAGAATCTCATTCAGCTAATAAAGGTCTTGCCGCAGGTGATGCAGGTGTTGACCAAAACTTATCTTCAGGAAGTCATCAATTGACATTACCTGAATTAAATTCTAATATTGTTGGTCTGACTTACAGATGCAGAAATATTGGAACAGCAGGAACAGATGCTTTAACTGTAAAACCACACGCAAACAACTATGTATTAGGTAGTTTCACTTTAGGTGCTACTGTAGTTTCAAGTGCAGGAACAATAGCTAAATACATTAGAAATACAGGTGCAACTTCTGTAAAAGGAGATTGGGTAGAAGTAACAGCAGTTAGTTCAACTGAATGGTATGTTTGTGGTTCTCAAGGAATTTGGGCATTTGAAGCATAATATAAACTTTTAAATATAATAATAATGAATAATAGAAAAATTGAATTAGCGACTACTACTAACATCACAACTACCTATGCAGGTGAGTTTGCAGGTGAGTATATCGCAGCAGCTTTATTTAGTGCATCAACTATAGATGATGGTGGACTATCAATAAAACCAAACATTGCTTTTAAAGAAGTAATTAAAAAATTAGCAACAGGCTCTTTGGTGTCTGATGCAACTTGTGATTTTAATCCAAATTCTACAGTTACATTAACTGAAAGAATAATACAACCAACAGAACTACAGGTAAATTTACAACTTTGTAAAAAAGATTTTGTAAACGATTGGGAAGCACAATCTATGGGATATGGTATGGCTCAAACTTTACCTCCTAAATTTAGTGACTTTATGATTTCTCACGTGGCTGCTGAAGTTGCTCAAAAAACTGAGCAAACTATCTTCACAGGAGTGGCTGCTACAGCAGGAGAATATGATGGATTTGAAACCTTAATGACAGCAGATGGAAATATTCCTGTTGCTCAAGATTTGGTAGGAATTGCAATTACTGCTACTAATGTTATAGCAGAGTTATCTAGAGTAGTCAATGCTATCCCTGTTGCACTTTATGGAAAAGAAGATTTATTTATCTATATTCCAAGTGCTACTGCTAAAGCATATGTTGAAGCATTAGGAGGATTTGCAGCAAATGGCTTAGGTGCTAATGGTGTAAATAATCAAGGTACTCAATGGTGGAATAATGGTTCACTTACAGTAAACGGAGTTAAAATCTTTGTTTGTCCTGGAATGTCTACAGATACAATGTTTGCAGCACAAAGAAGTAACTTATACTTTGGAACTGGACTTTTAAATAACTTAAATGAAGTAAAAGTTTTAGATATGCAAGATATTGATGGAAGTCAAAATTGTAGATTTATAATGAGATTTACAGCAGGTGTTCAATATGGTATTTCTGAGGACTTAGTTTACTATTCTTAAAAATTAATTAACTATAAAGAAGGGTAGGTTAGGTATAATCCTACTTACCCTTTTTTTTTAAACAATAAAAATTATGGCTTGTCTATTAACAACTGGAAGAAAAGTACCTTGCAAATCAGCATTTGGAGGAATAAAGACTGTATTTATGGCTGACTTTCCTGTAGTGGCTACTATAGGAACTGATAATATAATTACTGCATTTACTGACACACCTGTGTGGTTTCAATTTGATGTAAAAGGAAATTCTAGCTTAGAAACTAGCATCACATCTAGCAGGGATAACGGAACGACATTTTATACACAAACTCTAAATTTAACATTAACTTATTTAGATAATGCTACAAAAAATGAAATTCAATTAATAGCTGTTGCAAGACCTACTATTGTAGTAGAGGATTACTACGGTAATCAATTCTTATGTGGCTATGAAAACGGAATGGAAGTAACTGGCGGCACTATAGTAACTGGTGCAGCAGCAGGTGATTTATCAGGATTTACCCTAGTTATGGAAGGAATGGAAGAAACTGCACCTTATTTTGTAGTTCCTGCAATAACAGGAGATTCCGAGCAAATCACTCCTAATTAGATTCAAAACTAATAATACTTTTCTGATTTAAATTAAGCACCTTTTGGGGTGCTTTTTTTATTTCTACAAATTCATTAGATATTTTCGTTATATAGTTATGATAGTTTTAACTACATCTGCTGCGGCACAAACTTTAAAGGTAATACCAAGAGAATATGAGTCTGAGTTTACATTTTCTTATAGAGATGATTCTACAAATGTTACCACAAGTAGCGTTATATCTACAGCAACTACTTCAGGTAATTATTTAGTATTTAATTTTACTTTTAATCCTGTATTAGTTTTAAATCATTTCTATGATGTTGAAATGTATTCAGACTATGCTTTTTGGAATACAAACTATAGTTTATGGGAAAACTTCAATGAATTATGGGATGATACATCTAATTTTAAAGTAGTAGCATACAGAGATAGGATATTTTGTACTGACCAATTAGTAAACCAAACAGATGGAGACTATTATGACATAAACAAAGGGCAATACATCACAACCGATGCTTATAATAATGAGTATATTGTAACATAATGAGAAAAAAAATAAAAAGAAATACTATAGGGCAATTTGCAAAAAATACTTCAGAAGTAAGTTTTGTTAATCTTAGTACATATACAAGTCCTGAAATTATAGAAGTAAAAAGTAGGGATTGGGTAGAATATGGAGCAGACAATAATTACTTTCAATTTTTGATAGATAGATATAATGGAAGTCCTACAAACAATGCTGCTATAAATGGAATCAGTCAGGCAATATATGGTAAGGGATTAAACGCTACAGATGCAAATAAAAAACCTGACCAATATGCTCAGATGATTTCTATGTTCAAAAAGGATGTAGTTAGAAAATTATGTTATGATTTAAAGTTAATGGGTCAATGTGCGGTTCAAGTTGTATACTCTAAAGACAGAAGTAAAATATCTTTACTTGAACATTTACCAATAGAGACATTAAGAGCAGAAAAAGCAAATGAAGAAGGTGAAATTCCTGCATATTACTATTTTAAAGATTGGCAAAACATTAAGCCTAGCAATATTCCGCTTAGAATACCTGCATATGGTATGTCTAAGGAAAATATTGAGATAATGTATATCAAACCTTATAAAGCAGGGTTTTATTACTATAGTCCTGTAGATTATCAAGGTGGTTTACAGTACGCTGAATTAGAAGAAGAAATATCTAACTACCATTTAAACAATATACTTAACGGTCTTTCACCTAGTATGCTTATATCGTTTAATAATGGAGTTCCAAACCAAGAAGAAAGAAGATTAATAGAGTCTAAAATTGCTCAAAAGTTTAGTGGCACATCAAATGCAGGAAAATTTATATTAAGTTTTAATGATAATAAAGAACAAGAGTCAACGATTACTCCAGTACAGCTTAGTGATGCACATCAACAATACCAATTTTTAAGTGATGAATCTTCTAAGAAGATAATGGTTGCTCATAGGATTGTTAGTCCAATGCTTCTTGGTATAAAAGACAGTACAGGACTAGGAAACAATGCAGATGAAATCAAGACAGCATCTCTTTTAATGGATAACACAGTTATAAGACCTTTTCAGGAACTTTTGATTGATTCCTTTGATGTTTTACTTTCATACAATGATATTGCCTTAAATCTATACTTTACAACGCTTCAACCTTTAGAGTTTACTGAAGTAGACCCTACATTACAGGATGATGAAGATATTGAAGAAGAAACTGGTATAGAAATGAGTAAGGTAGAACTAGAACCTTATGCTTGGGATAAATGTATTAAGGAACAAACAGCTAGATATGGTGCTAAAGCTGCACCTAAAATATGCGGATGGATTAAATCTAATATGAATGAATTTAATCTTAAAGAAATAGGTGGTAAACCTGCCTTTGAATCTAAAGAAAAAGCACTAGAAGTAGCAAAATTAATAGGATGTGTGGGTTATCACGAACACGATGAAGATGGTAAGGTATGGTATATGCCTTGTGAGACTCACGAAGAATATGAAAAACCTAAATTAACAGAAGAATTAGGTGAAGGAATCCTTAATTCATTAGAAGGTGGAAAGATGTCTAAAGATTGGGAGATTGTAGACCACAGGGAATATAATAAAGGTAACTTAGATACAGATAATTGGGCAAACCTTTTAATAAAACCTAAAAAAAGTACCCTTTCAAAGATAAAAAAACTAATAGGATTAAAGGATGAAATCTATTCTGACCCTAATGGCTTTAGTATTCTAGATAAAAGTTTCTATAAGGTACGTTATAGGTATTTTAAGAAATCTAATAAGGCTCTTAAAACAGGTAAATCTAGAGACTTTTGTGATAATATGATGAGATTAGCTATTGATAAGGTAGTTTATCGCTTAGAGGATATTGATAGAGCCTCTAGAGATGGTGTAAATAAGGTGTTAGGACATAAAGGTAGAGCCTATGACTTATTTAAATTTAAAGGTGGCATTTATTGTAGACACGCTTGGCAAGAAGTGCTGTATAGATTAAAAGCTAATACAGAAAAGTCAGAGTATTTAGATGATTATAAAAAGACTAGGGAAATACCAGTATCGTATAGACCTAGACCTTTTGGTCATAAACAGGCAAAAGAAGCACCAGTTAATATGCCTAATAGAGGTGCATATCCAAAATAGAAAATTATGGCTACACAATTATTTATAAACCGTACAGACTTAGTAAGAAATTCAATAATGGATGGAAATGTTGATACTGACAAATTTATTCAGTTCATCAAACTTGCTCAAGAAATTGATATTCAGCAGTATATGGGTACTGAACTTTATAATGAAATGATTATTAAAATTCCTAATATAGATGATGCTGCAAATGCTGCATATAAAACATTATTAACTGAATATATACAACCTATGCTTATTTGGGCAGCACAGGCAAACTATTATCCTTTTGCTGCTTATCAAATACGTAACGGAGGGGTTTTTAAACATACATCTGAAAATGCAGAATCTGTTTCTAAGAATGAAGTAGATTTTTTAGTGGAAAAAGCTAGAACAAATTTTGAATGGTATGCAAGAAGGTTTGTAGATTATATGGCTTTTAACCAAACTACATTCCCTAAATACACTAGTAACACAAATGATGATATATTCCCTTCACAGGAAGCAACTTTTAATGGATGGGTATTATGATTTATAAACCAAAATTAAAAAACATACAAAAACTTAAAATGTTTTTAAAAAATATTATAAAAATTAAAAAGAATAACAATGGCAACTCTATATAACACAAGAATTTCAGATACCTATCCTTCTCTTATAAAGACTACGGATAATTTAGCATTAACAGCAACTCTAAAATTGCTTACAGATGGAGCAGGAAATAGTTCAGGATTATATGCCAATAATGCAGGAGATTTTAAAGTAAACTCAATACTTGAATGGGGTTCTTTAAAAGATACAGGAACAGGTGTTACTATTACTCAATGGGTAACAGCAGCAGATGGAATTGAAAACTTTAATAACGATACTACAGTTCCTACAAGTGGTGCAGTAAAAACTTATGTAGATGCTCAATTTACAAGTGCTGACTTAGACTTTTTAGGAGATTCAAACACAGGAACTCCAGTAGTAGATTTAGATTCTCAAAACTTTAGTGTTCTAGGAACAACAAACGAAATAGTAACAAGTGGAAATGCTCAAACCTTAACTATAGGATTGTCAAACGATGTAACCATTGCTGATGATTTAACTGTTACAGATGTTTTAACTGTAAATGGTACTGTAGCATCAAGTATCTTTGAAGGTGGCTTACAGGTCAACAATTCAGGTGGTAGCCATACTTTCAGAATTAAAGATGATGGAGGAGGAAACTTATTTAACACAGACCCAACAAACTCAAGAATAGCAATTAACAAACTTACTCCATCAAGCACTTTAGATGTCAATGGAATAGTTACTGCTACAACTTATATAGGAGATTTAAATGGCACAATAAACACAGCAACTACAGCAGTTACACAAACAGCAAGTGATAACTCCACAAAGGTAGCAACAACAGCTTATGTAGACACTTTAGATGCAGCCTCAGACCTAGATACAGCAGGAGATAGTGGCACAGGAGATATAAACCTTAACACTCAATCTTTAGCAGTTACAGGAACAGCTAATCAAATCGTTACAGCAGCAGCAAGTCAAGGAATCAGTTTAGCTTTTCCAACTACTATAGTAATTCCTAATGGTTCAACAGCAACAACACAAATTTCATCAGATGATTCTACAAAAGTTGCAACTACTGCTTATGTAAAAAGTTTAAATAACGCTAGTGATTTAGATTTCACAGGAGATTCAGGTACTGGAGCAGTTATATTAAATAGTGAAACTTTAGCCATCACAGGAACTACAAATGAAATTGTAACTGTAGCTTCAGGCACAGGTATTTCTTTTGCTTTAAATTCAGCAGGAGTAGTTTTACCTAAT